CCGGACTCGAGCGGAAAAACTGATTCACTAAGGGTAGGCAAAGCCGGAGTTCAGCACCGGCCACCACAATCAAATCACTCCAAATATTTAAGGCTCGCTTCGGCGGGCCTTTTTCGCATTAGGCCACAGGCAATCAATCACAGATGAACCCTCGCATCATTTGCCTCGCTGGCCTTTCCTAACTACACCACAGCACTTCCTATCGGAGGTGTGAGATGTCACATATGAGCAAATTAGCTTCTGGCGCAGCTTATGGCGCATCTGCCGGGACGGTGGCTAATGGGTTGCTAACCCGGCTAAGTCCTGATGAGTGGAGCGCAGTAGGCGTTATCGCCGGTATTGTCGTGGCGCTACTGACGTTCGGTATCAACTGGTATTACAAACGCAAAACCACGCTGGCGCAGATTCAGGCGTATGAGCGATGGCCTTCCGCAGCCGGGCAGTTATCAAAGGAGGACTAACGATGGCTATCCCGTCCTCACTGAGAAACAAACTGATTGCCGCAGCGGGTGCAGGCTCGATGGTCATCGCCACGATATTCATTGGCGGAAAGGATGGCGTAGAGGGTCGAAAGTATCAGGCTTACAAAGATGTCGCTGGCGTCTGGACTGTCTGCGATGGACACACTGGCAACGACATCATTCGCGGCAAGACCTATACGGATAAAGAATGCGATCGGCTTTTGTGGAAAGACCTGCAACCGGCCAAGGCGACCGTAGACAAGCTGGTTAAGGTTCCGCTGAAAGAATACCAGCGCGCCTCGCTTTACAGCTTCGTCTTCAACGTAGGCAGCGATGCCTTCGCTAAGTCGACGCTTCTTCGCAAGCTGAACAAAGGCGACCAGGAAGGCGCCTGTGAAGAAATGCGCCGCTGGGTCTATGCAGGCGGTATGAAGTGGAAGGGATTGCAGAACCGGCGGGAGATGGAGCGCTCGATGTGCCTGGCGGAAAGCGAAAATGACCTTTAACTGGAAGCTCATCATCTTCACAGCAATGAGCCTGTTGCTGGCAATCGCTATTGTCATCGCCAGTCATTACCGGTCAGCGCTCACAGAATCCCAGGCATCTTTAACCAAAGTTAATCGTGAATTAAATCTGGCTAAAGACACTATCACCGATATGCAGACTCGCCAGCGCGATGTCGCAGCGCTCGACGCCAAATACACACAGGAACTTGCAGATGCTCAGAGCACTATCAATCAGCTTGAGCGCGATGTTGCTACTGGCAAGCGTCGGTTGCAGCTCAACGCCACCTGCACAGCGAACGGAACTACCGGCACCGGCAGCCTGGGCGATGCTTCCACCGCCAGACTTACAGACTCCGCTCAACGGGATTATTTCACCCTCAGAGAGCGAATCGAAACAGTGACCAAGCAGGTTAGCTATCTGCAGGACTACATCCGGCAGCAGTGCCGCAAATAATATTTGGAGACAACATGAACTTCGGGCAAGCCATTGAAGCAGTAAAGAGTGGTGCAAAGATCTACCGTGAAGGCTGGAATGGTAAAGGTCAGTTCGTCATTAAAGCTGGCGGTTACACGGTGAAAGAATCCCGTCCTGGCAGCGACTACGCGAAGCATGGAATCGGGCTGGGCGAGGAGTTCACCATCGCTGCGCACCTCGACCTGAAAAACGCGCAGGGCGTCATGCAGCCTGGCTGGGTGCCTTCGCAGGGCGATATGTTCGCGGAAGACTGGTTAGCAGAGCCCGTAGCGGAATAGCCATTCCAAAGCGTCCTTCCCGGGCGCTTGATAATGAGCTGTGTAACCCCGGAAGGATGGTGATCGCAATCTTGCTGACGGGTAAGCCGTAAGTGGGTTAGCCATTCTGTGAGGAATCGCGAAGCCTGCGACCATGACAACCCCCAAGAAGATTCACCATCAGCAACAAAGCAATATCGGCCTCGCCACTGTGCGGGGCTTTTTTATGTCCGCAGTAAAACGCGCGTCGCAGCGCATAACATCCCGAGTCTTTCAGAAAGCTGAGCCTGAGAACTGCCGTATATGGTGGCGACCATCTCGGGGCGGCTTTTCTGTGCGAACAGGCTCAACTTTCTAAAAGGTAATCGCTATGCAATTAGTTGAAATAAAAAAACTCGACCTGGTCACCAACTCGGCTGTAATCGCGAGTGGTGTTATGAAAGATCACAAGCCAGTGATTCAACTCATCAGGAAGTACAAAAGCGACCTCGAAGAGTTCGGAAGGGTGGAATTTGAAATGCGACCCTTTCAAACGGATGGGGGTATGCAAAAGCAGGAAATTGCACTGCTAAACGAACAGCAAACCACGCTGCTCATCACCTACATGCGAAACAACGAAGTTGTCCGGGCATTCAAGAAACGCCTGGTCTCTGAATTCTTCGCGATGCGTGGCGAGTTGGCTAAGAAGAAGATGGACCGCAACGCCGCGCGCCTTGAATACAAACCCATGACCGAAGCTATTAAGCATGAGCGCGAATCTCAGGGTAAGCAGATCGCGCCTCATCACTTCAGTAACGAAGCCGACCTGATTAACCGCATCGCTCTCGGCATGACCTCTGCTAAATTCCGAGTGCATCACGAAATAGGTAAGAAAGAGCCTATTCGGGATTACCTGACGCCAGAGCAGATTCACTGCATCACCGAATTACAGCGAGCGAACACGGTATTCATCACCATGGGGTGGGATTTCGAGCAAAGGAAGGCGAGTTTGACCGGTCTGTTCGAGCGCAATCACCGACAGCCTCTGATTGAAGAGCAACACAAGCTGGCAGCCTAATAAGAGGTGAGAGCCTCTTTCACAACGGCTCTCCATTAAAAAAAATACCAGCTGCCAGCGGGCTAGATAATGGTATAATTATTCAAATGGCGCTGGATTAGGATACTGCGATGAGATTCGAAGATAATCAGATAATTTACGAAAGCGACCTGAATATTTTTGACCTGCACGACCGAGTCATTGACTTCTCTGTAGACCCGCACATTAAAGAACCAGATAAACCTATTGGCATCTATCGAGCCTTTTATAAAAATGGAATCGAAATAGCTCATTGGATACAGCCAATCGAGTGACCCATAACCGCCCCATCCGGGCGGTTTTTTATTGGAGTAAACATGGCTGAAACCTACCGCATCACAGTCAAAACCAAAACAGGCGAAACGCATGAAGGTCTGATGAAGCGATCTCAGCCAGAGATTATTAACGGCTTCATCGGCATAGCACGTGAGGACGGCTCATGGGTATACCTGGCACCTGATAACGTGCAGGAGATGGAATACGTGCCCGAGCCTGGTAAAGACGAACAAGCATCGTAAGGAATGATTATGGCGAGAGATGAAAGCTATCTAAACCGTCCACTCCCGCCCGTCCACTTTGTAGAAGAATTCGCTCCTTACATAAAGCTAATGCCAGCGGTAGGGATGTTCGAGTGGGTTACAGAGAACATCATTAATGGTGAGGGCGTAATTCACAACCCCGATCATTTTCATCTGGCTGATGCTGACATTGCGTTCCTTTGGGCAGCCACCGCATTTACCAAAAAAGGCAGGACAGTGCTTGGCCAGGCTGAAGAGGTAATGATGCGTGCCGGCGGATGGCAAAAGGCCCGAATGGAACAGCAGATGAATGAGTGGTTCGGGCACAAGCCAGACTTCATCATCACGCTGGCTGCTGACTATTGCCTGCAATGCTCCGATTTAGACTTCTGCGCACTGGTAGAGCATGAGCTTTATCACATCGCCCAAGATGTGGATGAGTTCGGCTCACCGAAGTTTTACCGCGACTCAGGTAAGCCGAAGCTTTGCATGCGCAGCCATGATGTTGAGGAATTCGTTGGCGTTGTCCGTCGATATGGCGCAAGCGCTGATGTCCAGGAATTAGTAGATGCGGCAAATAAACCAGCAGAGGTGGCCCATCTGGATGTTGCCAGAGCATGTGGTACATGCCTCATGAAGCTGGCGTAAACCTTTATTAACATTGTCATGGAGGAAACCGATGGCAGCATTATCGACAGAGGTTAAATCCTTCATCGTCCAGTCATTGGCTTGCTATGAGACACCCACAAAAGTAATTGAGCTTGTAAAGGCTGAGTTCAATGTGGAGGTATCGCGCCAGCAAATATCTCAATACTGCCCTGGTAACGCGATGGCAGAGAAGCTCAGCCAGAAGTGGGTAGATCTCTTTAATAGCACTCGCTTGCGATTCCAGACGGAAATATCTGACATCCCGATTGCTAACAAAGCTTACCGACTTCGCGCGCTGGACAGAATGGCGGCAAATACTGAGAAGATGCGCAACTTCGCGCTTACTGCTCAGTTAATTGAACAGGCTGCTAAAGAGTGCGGCGATGCATACACCAATAAGCAGAAAGTAGAGCATACCGGTAAAGATGGTGGGCCAATTGAGTCTGCCATGCTAACGAAAGACGAATACAAAGCTGCCCGGCGGGAGATGTTGGAGGATGACGACTGCTGAGCAAAAGAACTATGCGCGACGGATAGAGTGCGAAGAGGACGGCCTATACTTTGCCCGCTACTTCTTCAAGCAGCGGACCGGCGGAAAGATGATAGTGGCACCTCATCACAAGGTTATTCAGCAAACGCTGGATAGAGTGATAGATGGCGAGATTAACCGGCTGATCATCAACGTTCCACCTGGCTACACGAAAACAGAACTGGCAACCATCAACATGATGGGGCGCGGTCTGGCGCTGAATAAGCGAGCCCGGTTCATGCATCTTTCCTACTCGCACAACCTCGCGCTTCTGAACTCATCCACTGCCCGCAGCATGATTAAGTCACAAGCCTATCAGGCTATGTGGCCGATGGAGCTGCGCGACGATGCAGACAGTAAGGCGATGTGGTGGACTGAGTATGGCGGCGGTGTGTACGCCTCATCGTCAGCAGGTCAGGTAACAGGCTTCCGTGCCGGGCATATGGAGCCAGGCTGGCAGGGCGCGCTGATTATCGATGACCCCGTTAAGCCCGACGACGCTTATTCAGAGACTGTTCGTGACGGCGTAAACAGCCGCTTCAACGAGACGATTAAATCACGCCTGGCTATCGAAACCACGCCGATGATAGTCATCATGCAGCGCATCCACTATCACGACCTGAGCGGGTATCTGTTGCGCGGCGGCAGTGGTGAGACGTGGCACCACCTGAACCTGCCGGTAATCATCGACAACAGCCGCTCTTACCAAGAGCAGTACCCTGACAACAGCCACGCCATACCTATTGAGCATGGCTTGCCTGATGGCTGGCTCTGGCCGTTCAAGCACAATGAGAGCCACCGAACAGCGCTGTTCTCTCATCGCCGGACGGCAGAAGCGCAGTACATGCAGAACCCTCGCAGGTTCAACGCAGAAGGCGCGCTGTGGACAGAGCAGATGATTGCAGCAGCACGCGCTCTGAACATCACCGAACAGCTATCCAGAACGGTTATCGCTATCGACCCGCAGGCAACAAACAGCGAAGAGAGCGATGAAACAGGCATTGTGGCCGCAAGCTCATACGGTGCAGGCGATAAGCGACAGTATTCAGCCGACGGTGACTACAGCGGTAAATACTCGCCTAACGGTTGGGCGACACGCGCAATGGACGCTTACAAACAGCATGACGCCGATGCGATCGTGATTGAAACCAACCAGGGCGGTGACATGGCAGAGGACACGCTCCGCAATGCAGGGTTCAAAGACCGCATTATCCGTGTCCATGCGAGCAAGGGTAAGTTCGCGCGAGCTGAGCCAATATCCGCTCTGTATGCACAGGGTCGCGTAGCCCATCGCGGTAATCTCTATCAACTGGAAAACCAGCAGATGGAGTACGTGCCAACCACCTCTAAAAAGTCACCCGATCGCCTCGATGCGCTTGTATGGGCGATGACCGAATTAAGCGGCCAGTCTAAAGGCGCAATCTTCTTCTAAGGAGCTCATCAGTGAGTGAACAACAAGGCGAGGTTTCATTCCTCGTGAACGCCCTTGCTGATGCGATAGGGCGGCAACGAATGCTGTACGCCAATGGACAGAACGGAAACACCAAGCGCACAAAGCTGTGGGATGAGTTCGGATATCCGAGCGAGGTTGGATTCGACCAGTACTATCGTGCTTATGAGCGTAATGCCGTTGCTCATGCGGCGGTGCATAAGCTGCTGGAATCCTGCTGGGTCGATAATCCCACCATCATTGACGGCGAAGAGAAGGATGAGTCTGGCGAGACCACTGAATGGGAGCGCACCGTTGAGAAGCTTCTCAAGCGCCATTGGGCGAAGCTGAAAGACGCAGACCGCCGTAATCTCGTGGGGCGCTACTCTGCCCTGTTAATTCAGGTTAAGGATGGCCGCGAATGGAAAGACCCGATCAACGCCGACTACATCCGGTCACTCGGCACTGAGCGACTGAAGGCGGTGGTTAAGCTTATCCCTGCGTGGGAAGCGCAGATTAAACCAGGTAATTTCGACACTGACACAATGTCGGAAACCTACGGCCAGCCTGTGATGTACAACTTCAACGAGCAGCCAGTCGGCGATGACGGAACTTATGGTCCTGTGCGCAGTGTTCAGGTTCACCCGAGCCGCGTCATCATCCTGTGCGAAGGTGCTGAAGACGAGAATATGCTCTCCGGCATTCCACTGTTGCGTGCCGGGTACAACAAGCTTCTCGACATTGAGAAAACGTCCGGTGGTAGCGCTGAAGGGTTCCTGAAGAACGCCAGTCGCCAGCTTGGTATCGCGTTCGACAAAGAAACGGACATCGCGACAATCCAGGCTCAGGCCAAAGAGGCAGGCTTTAAAGATTTGGGGGAAGCCCTGAATGACAAAATGTCTCGCTTCAACAAAGGTACTGACGCAGCACTGGCGATGCAGGCTGGGCAGTTGTCGGTGCTATCAGTCGCAGCCGCTGACCCGACCCCTACATGGACAGTAGCAGCTAACGAGTTCTCCGCGACGATTCAGTGTCCGTTCACCATTCTCTTTGGTCAGCAGACCGGGCGTCTTGCCTCGGATGAGGACAAAACTGATTGGGCTAAGCGTTGCAATGGTCGCCGCTGGGGTTTCATGTCCGACTTCATCACTCGCGTCATTGAGCGCTTCTGGCAGATTGGCGTCATCGACCCGCCAACATCTGGCGAGGTAACGCTCGCATGGTCTGACTTACTCGCACCGAGTGAGAAAGAGAAGATAGCCAACATGCAGGCCATGGCTGATGTTGCTCAAAAAACACAGCTGGCATACGGTACTCCAGCGATAACGGAGAACGAGATTCGCGCCGTCGGTGAGCTTGAGCCAATCAGTGAACCAGAAGAGCCTGCCGGAGCCGCCACAACAGACCCGCTGACAGGTGCCTCAATTGAATAACCGACGACGACCGGGCAGCCCGATAATTTCGCGCAATAAAGCCGACCCAACACAGTCCTACCGACCGGTTAACCGTATGTTCCGGGATATCGAGAATCGCTATTACCAGATAAAACTGGCGCTGAAGCAGTTGCTCGATGCGTATCTGGTCGGCAGGGAGCGGAGTGGCAATTCGCTGTACGGGTACATTCTGGCGAGAGAAGGCAGTAAGCCAGACACACTCTACCAGGTGAATGCGGGCACCTTCATCTATGACATGTCTCCACAGCAACTGTCTGACCTGCTGCTTCGCGTAGAAACGATTCTGGACGATTATCTTCTCGAAGGTGGTAGTAACAACCTTTGGGCACTCCAGTACGTTTCTGATGAGTATCAGCGCGGCACATTGCAGGCATTCACGAATTTGTCAGCGCAATCGGCTGTCTATGAGCAGTCAACGACGCTTCAGCAGTTGCTAAGCAGTCCGGCGTATCAAAATCAGGTGGCAGCCGCTTATATCTCCACCTACAGCGAATGGCGGGGAATCACTGATGCTGCCCGTGCTGACCTGTCGAACATCGTTGCTGATGCGATAGGACGAGGCGTTAACCCACGCGAGACGGCCAGCCTGATTAGCAATCGCCTCGATGTGTCGATGAGCCGCGCCAAAACGATAGCGCAGACGGAGCAGGTAGGAGCGCTAAGGCAGGCTCAGTGGTCTGAGGCTGAATGGTCGAAGGAGCGTCTGGGCCTTAACACAGCGCTGTTGTGGATATCGGCTCTGAAATCGACGACACGCCCCTGGCACGCCGCGCGACACGGTAAGACTTTCACCACGGAAGAAGTGGAGGCCTTCTACGCGCAGAATGGCAACCGGTACAACTGCTATTGCAGCCAGATCCCCGTGTTACTTAATGATGACGGCAACCTGTTCAACAAAGGCCTTACGGAGAAGCTCGAAGAAGAGCGTAAGAGGTGGGTTAAGTAATGATTTATCCTTTCGATGCCGCATACGCTCAGGAAGTCCTGCGAAAAAACTATGAGTATGCAGCAATGCTCAGCACCACACGGGAAAGGCTGGCAGCAAAAGCTCAGGGGCTTGTTAGGCACGACAGGCTGCTTGACCGTTGGGATTCTGAGACGGAGAAAGCCCATATCAGACGCATAGCTCTTGATAGATATGGATATACTACAAAAAAACCATCATGAATTTTAACAGGTCGCCACGGCGGCCTTTTTTATTGCCTGAAATCCACCAATGAGGCCGCTATGTGGCAATTAGCTTATGACCTTAATTTCCCGATTCGAGGCTGGGTTTACTCAAAGCCTATAGAGATGCGGTGGGACAATGGAAACATTGAGAATGTGTGCTTATGCCACTTCTTTCCTGCCAAACCAACCAAGAAGCAACTCCGCAAGGCGCGCAAAAACAAAATTCATTAAGAGGAAGCAACGTGAAGCTATCCAGCATCCACGTGAAATCCCTCGCCATCAACTCTTCAAATATCTCAACTGAAACCATCGACGGTGACGAGCATATCGTCATTCGTGGCGTCGTGCCTGTCGTGGATGACGTTGTCATGAATGGCGGGTTGTATCCGGCTGAGGAGATTAACAAGAGCTTTAAAACGCTCGAAGGCAACCCGATGCCTTTCGGGCATCCGAAGATTGGCAACGAGCACGTCAGCGCCACTAACCCGCGAGCGGTTAATCAGTTCCACGTCGGCGCATGGGCTGAAAACGTCCGCAAAGACGGCGACCGTGTCGTCATGGACATGAAGGTCAACAAGCGTATCGCTCAGTCCAGCGAGAAGGGTAAACGCCTTATCGAGCGTCTTGATGAACTGCAGGCCAACTCAAACGCCGAGCCGATTCACGTATCTACCGGTCTTCTTCTGCGCCGCGAGCAGAACAGCGGCAAGTCGAAGGGTAAAAGCTACTCATGGGTCGCCCGCAACATGCAGTTCGACCACGTAGCCATTCTTCTCGATGAGCCTGGAGCCGCAACCCCTGAAGAGGGCGTCGGCATCTTCGTTAACGCAGACAACTCCCAACAGGAAGTGAGCGTAGAAAACGCAGACCTCGCGCAGGCATCTAACTGCACTAGGGAAGGGCTGCTTAACAAGACCAAATTCTTCTTTACCAACGCATCAAATTTCTCATTCGACGATATCCAGCGGGCTATTAGCGACAAGCTCCGTGAGGGTCGTGACAACGATGATTGGGTATGGCCGGAAAGCGTATGGCCGGACTCCTTCGTTTATCGGGATGCAGATAAATATTTCAAACAGAAGTACCTCATCGACGATGACGGCAAGGCTCAATTCGTCGGCGAACCTGTAGAAGTCGTGCGCAAACCACCTGAGTACGAAATTAAAACCAACGGAGAAAGAGATCCGATGAAAGACATGATTATCAATGCGCTGAAAGCAGCTGGTAAGCCGACAGAAGGCAAATCAGAAGCTGAGCTGCTGGATGCGTTCAACCAGATGGCTGTTGAGAAAGCAGCTTCTAAAGGTGAGACGCCGGAAGAAAAGGCCGCTCGCGAGAAGAAAGAGGCCGAAGAAAAGGCAGCCAAAGACAAAGCCACTAACAGCGAAGAAGCGCCGGCATGGTTTAAGCCGTTTGCCGACAAGCTGAGCTCTATCGAATCCGGCCTGACTGCTAACGCCGACCAGGAAAAAGCGACCAAGCGCGAAGCGGTGAAAGCCAAGTTCAAGCTCGACGATATGGCAGTCAACGCCCTCGACGGCGCAGCTCTGGATGGCCTGTATGCACAGTGCGCTACCACTCGCAGCCTGTCCGGCGCATTCAACCATTCCACCGATAAACCCTTCTCTGAGATGCCGGAGTAATAAAAATGGCTAAAGACGGTAAACACGTAATTCACGCGGGTGGCGTATTCCCGAACCCGCTTCTGAACCGCGAAGGCGGGGCAGCCGCAGCGACTCAGCCGGGCACCATCGGCGTATTCACCAACGGCAAATTCACCGCATCCACCAACGGCGGCGAAAGCGCTGTGCTGTATGTGGCGAACTATGACTATCTGCGCTGCATGGGCGTCGATGACGTCATTCCTGCTAACGAGCTGGTCGTCGGCATTCAGTTACTGCCTGGCATGTTCCTGAACGTTCGCGCTGCTGCCGGCACCTATAACAAAGGCCAGGCACTGGCTATCTCTAACGGTCGCGTCACTTCCGGCGGCACTGCATCCGCAGTCCTGTTCGTGGAAGAAGACAAAGCGACAACTGTTGCTGCAGGCGACCTGCTGCGCGTAGTGGTCAAGTAAGGAGACCGATTAATGTTTGTATATTCCAAATCACTTGGCGAGAAGACTGGCAACCTGGAAGTAAACCAGGCTCAGTTCCGCGCGCTGCAGGCCGAACGTAACGCTACCGCCCAGGCGGTTGCTGATTTCCTGTCTCGCACCCAATGGCGTGGCGCTGCTGAAGATACTCCGACGCTGAACGCCGTTAACGCGGTTGATGATATCCGTCGCCTGTACCGTGCGTACGATACCACCGTGACACAGCAGTTCGAACCCAACACGCAGTTCACTCTGCTGAACGACCTGATGCCGCTTTCCCGCTCTGTACGTATCGAGCAATCCCGTTACGACTACGCCCGCACCGGCGGTCGTGGTTGGGCACACACATCAATGTCCGGCCAGATTGGCGCAGCGCTTGACGCTCGCGTCTACACCTTCGACGGCACGATGGTTCCGATCCACGATTCAGGCTTCAAGTTCAACTGGCGTGACCCAATCTTCAACAGCCCCTCAGCGCTTCAGTCTCAGGCTGACGCACAGCGCGGCTCCGTGGAAGATGTTCAGCGTCAGTACGTCGATTACATGTGGGACGGCTACCGCGACGCGGCTGGCAACTACGCAGTATTCGACGGCCTGACCTGGAAGGGCTTCC